CACGGGCGGCCCCGTCCCAGCCGTATTCGCACCATCCAGACTCGCCAATATTGTCGATCCCGAGGTTACGGTCGCTCATGACCGTGATTCGGTGCTGATTCTCGCCATTCGGATAGTCCAGCCACCGATCGAAGTCGACAATGATCCACTTGCAGGAATTATCGTTGTACTGCCAGTAGTCGCCCAGCCACAAGCCGTCGAACGTCCCGTTTCGAATGGCAGCCTTCTGGGCGGGCGTCATGACCCGTCCCAGGTTGTTGCCGCGAGTAATGACTCGCTTGAGATTCGGGTCGTTATTGAAGGCGTTGAGGAAATCGTTCTTGTTGTTCAGAGTGATCTGCTTGGGTTGCATGACGCTCTGAGACCACTGAGCATACTGAGCGCCAACCCTACCGCGGCAGTCCGTGACTTCGAAGTCTGTGTTCGTCTTGGCTCCTCTGGGGACCCGAATATAGGCGATGATGACTTCGAAGGTATCGTTCGTCTGGGTAGGTTGAGGAACACCGCCCCCCGAAGTTCCCTGAATAACACGGGTACCAGCAGAACGAACACTGGGTGTCTTATCAACCCTGAGGGTTATGGCGTCGTAACGATCGCCGTCCGTAGCACCCTCGGTAAGCGCGTAGACCTTGTTCGCGTCGTTCTCTATCCAGTGTCCCTTGAACCAGGCGCGGCCGGACTGGACGATGATTTCTCGTCCGGAACCCTTGGCCACCTGGTAGCCTCGACCCCAGTTCTGGAATATGCCGTCCGAGATGACTCCGTCGAACATGCGGCCGAAGTCATCAGCGGAGTACTTCCGGTCTCCATTGATGGAAACGAAGAATCCTGATTTCTCTGTCATGTGATGTTCAACCCCGGTTTCGACTTCTGAATATCGGACAAGGACTCGAACGTTGGATAGAAGACGTCACCCTCCGAGTCCGAGGATGTACGAATGTACTCGGTTACCCGAGCGATGTCCTGCTGCCCGAACTCGTTCTGGATCTGCACGAAATCGCCAAGGAAGAAGTCCTCGTTATAAGTATACATGGACTGTTGGGCAGCCTCACCCGAGAACATCTCAATGGGCATGTGACGCCACAGTTCGGTATTACACTGCTCGTGGATTTGGCGATGGATGGATTTCGGGTCGTTAGGGAGAACGCCCTTACCCCCCAAGGAATCCTGCATCATGCCGTTAGTATGCTCGACAGATGGCGACTTGAAATATCCCTCACGCAAACCAAGTCCGGGGGTCCCCACTGTTACGGAGTTGTTCTGCATGGCGTTATTAGAAGCACTACCGCCAAGATACTCCGCGTCGAGAGTTAGTTGTGTGGGGATTTCGAACTTGACCGCTCCCGAGAATATTTTGGTCCGCGTACCGACTTTGGACTTGAAGTAGGTGGCCTTGGATAGGTTGTCATACTTCGGAGAGAATACTACCGGTGGCCGTTCGCCCTGGTTGAATGTTCGGTTTACGCCGTTGTAGGTGTATCCGTACCAATAGTATGGGTCCTCTCCGTCGTACTCAATAGCCCAGCCGGACATGGTCAGATCCGTCAGCTCTTGGACTACCTTGTACCAGGAACCTTCCATGCTGTAGGGATCCTTATCGTAATCCGGATAGGCCGACCAACCGGACGCATTTCGTATCCTCATATCGCGGACGGGTCCATCGCTACTAACTTTGATGTTGCCAATATCCAACGATGAAACGGGGCGCCCCCGCCGAATCCCCTCTGGCAGCTCGTCGACCGAATACCACCCGAAGCCTTTTACATGGCGCTCGTGTGACGTATCAAGAGAGTCCCGCTGCTTGAAGAGCAGGTTGCTGTAGTGTTTGACCACATCCTTGACCTTACCCCGGGTTCGCTCCTCCTTGCAGAGGAGGGTGCCCTCCCAAATCGGATAAGGGTGCATGACCCGTCGGTCCAATATAGACTCGAGACTGCGACCGCTGACCGTCAACAGCGACTGCTTGCTGTACTCGGTATTGAGCTCGATCTGCTCGATAATCATGAGCTTGTTCGTGCCCTTGGTGTACAGGTAGTAGTCGAGTTGATAGATCTGCAGGTTCTCCAGGGTTCCAGGAACCGTTAGCTTAAAATCGCCAAACCCGTGAAACCTCTCCGTCCAGATGATGGACTTGTAGTCCTCGCAAATATGCTGGAGAATCATGGATTCATCAAGAACCGCGAGATACATGTCACACCCCCTGAAAGAGAACGTCGGTTGAGAAATACACGTCCGTGAGATTCGGATCATTCATGGCGATCTGGAACTCGTTTACTCCTGGTCTTAGCTTGAGCCAGTCCGAGTTACGGTCCAGCGCCGCGATGAACTTGTCCTTGCGCCCACCTCGGTTCCGGATGATGGACTTGCGCCCTGTCCTGGAGTTGACCGTGACGATGTCGCCGCCCACGATTGGGTCGACCTTGTAGTAGGTCTTGTCGAGAAATGCCCCGGTGAGCTTGAACTGGTCTCCGGAGAATGTCTCGGTAACGGTGATTGGAAGCTTGGCCCCTGGGCGGAACGTGAAAACCATGGTGAACCCGGTTTCCACGTCACCCTCGTAGTCGATCGTGGCGGACAATAAGCCGCGATCCTTGCTGAACTCCAGAGATGGAGACGGCTGGTCCATGAAGTCGAACTCGAAAGATGGGATCTCCCTGGACCATTCGAGGTTCTTGTCGATGCTGGTGTCTGCGTCATGCCAGTAAGCATCTGGACATAGAATGGAGATGTTGATCTCCTGTTCCTTCGAGAATATGTCCGCCTCGACAGTCTCGACATACCCCTCCGTCTTGACCCGGCGCTTGTCTGTGTTGATATACACAGTCATGAGCTGCTTGATCTGGAACCAGGAGTATATGCGCTGCCTGCTGGTCTCGATGTCGGGCAGGGGCAACGGCGCGAGTTTGATCTTGAGGTTCCTCATTCCCGCCCTCGCGCCGTTGAATATGGCCACATCCGTGAGAGCCAGTTCAGTCGTGTTGATCGAGGCCTTCGTAGCCGACAGGCCGTCAACGGATTTGACAGCCACGCCAATCCCCCAAGGATCCCTCAGAGGAAGAACGACGCGTTGCTGTCGGTACGTAAGAAACTCGATTGACTCAATCATAGCTCGTACATGGCTCCCTTCACCTGCTCGATCTGGTTACGAGTCTGGCGGTAGATCTCCGCCTCGGACAGCGCCTTCGGCGAGTTGTTGTACTGGTTGAACACGAGACTTGTGCCCTGGTTGTACGTCTCGCTGGGGGCGGTGTCATTCGACTTCGTAGGTGTGCTAGTGACGACTCGTCCCGCGAGCTGAGCAGTCGCCGTCGTCGTGAGAGTGCCAGCGATCTCCTCCTTTGGGAGGATTTCGTCGAGACGACCTGCCTGCTCCTCAACCTGCGATAGGTCCAGAACCGGCTTGATCGTCGGATCGGCGTTCTCTCCGAACGCGTTGTTCCAAATATCCTTCGTGTTACCGAAGCCCTTGGACAACGCGTCGACGGTGTCAGTGGCCATGGTGGTGGCCGCTGCGATGCCCTGCTCAGTGTTATCAGTGATACCGTTCGCAAGACCCTGCATCAAGAAATCACCGATCTCGTACATCACCCTCGAAGGAGAATGAATGCCGAATGCTGCTTTAACCTTCGAAACAACGGTGCTACCCATGCTCGTGACCGCACTGGCGATGGAGGAGAGCTTTTCGGTGATCGCATTCTTGAGGCCGTTGACCAGCTGGATACCAGCGTTCTTCATCTGTGCGACGCCCGTGGATACGAGAGTCTTGATGCCGGTACCGATGCCCCTCACGATAGCCATGATGAGACGCGTGCCCGCCTGAGCCATCGCTTCGGAGTTGTTCTCGATTGCGTCGGCAAGCCCGTTGATGAACTTGATGACGGTCTTGGCCGCTGCATCAGTGATTCGCGGCATCTCATCGCCGAGACTGGTGATGAACGCTACGATACAGTCTGTAGCCTTCGTCCCGATCTCTGGGATCTTCTGACTCAGACCATCCAGGAAGGATATGAGAACATCCGAGCCCCTCTGGACCAGCTGCGGCATGTTATCGATGAGAGCCTGTGACAGAGTCAGGATCAAGAATATGGCGCAGTCGATCAGAGCCTGGGCGTTGTCGTATATGACCTGGATGATCGCCAGGAGGATCGTGGTCATGAGCTGAACGAACGTCGGGATAGACTCAATCATAGCCTGAGCGCCAGACGTCAGGATAAGCTTGAGGTACTCGACGATGGTGCCGGAGTTATCGATGAGGACTTGCATGAAGTTAATGAAGCCCTCGCCGAGCGCTGTACCCATCGCAGGCATTCTCTCAATGAAGCCGTCGACG